GGAGCATGGTGGATACGTAACGATTGAACGCAAGACCGTTGCTGATTTAAGTAGCAGTATTACGGATGGACGCTATCACGAACAGAAGACGCGTATGCTGGCGAATGTGGGTCGTGGACGAATGGTGTATGTGGTGGAAGGCGCGGTTCCATCGGCCCCTACGCATTTTATGAACGAGACGAAGCTTCAGAGTATACATAGTGCCATACTACACGCAACATTTCGCGACAGGATTGTCGTGTATCGCACGATGGATGTAGCAGACACTGCGACGTTCATCGTACAGTTGTGGAAGCGTATTTCAAAAGACCCCGTCGTATGGGACGAGTATTTCCAGAGAGGAAGCGGTGTTGTTGATTTGGAACCCACTGCCGACCCTGCCCTCTATATGCGTAAATGTGCGAACAATACGCCCGAGTTCGTGTTTTTGAATATGTTGGCTCAGGTCAGTGGCTGTTCGACGCGGATTGCGTCCGCAGTAGCCAAGGAGTATGGGACGATGTACGGTCTGATACAGGCATATCAGGCGACACCCGAGGCAACCCGCCCCGACCTGCTCGCAAATGTGATGGTAGAAAAACGCCGTCTCGGGAAGGTACTGTCACGGCGCATCTATGAATGCCTCTTTGGGGTGAAAACTACTTAAAGCTTTGTTGATGTACTATAGGGGAGAAGGGGTGACCTACTCCATGTCAATGACCCCGATGCTATGGATGACCGTCTGTAGGCGACTGTTGACTTCTGCCAGCGCGTTGTCGGTGTGGATGAACTTGTCTCGGAGGGTGTTTATGTCGCGATGGATACTGTGGACTTCTGTATGGAGTTCATCAAGGATTCGTTCTGTATGGGATATGCGCTTATCGAGCGTGGTGATGTTTTCAATGAGGAGTGGGTCGGCGCGCAGGTCAACATCGTCTATCGTGGGGGGGACTTGATGCGATGGCGGGGGGGACTTTTTGCGAATCGTGATGCCTGTGTTTTTCAGGAACAGGTCCATTCGTTTCTTCATGAGGTCACGGAATGACTGATTTTGATTCATGAGAGGATGGGTGTCTTACTATAAACTATATTGAATATAAAGTTGTTATGTAGGGATACATGTATAAGGAATGAATCCAAGTGATACGGAGCGAACAATTCAGATTAAGGAACGGAAGAAACGCACACGGGCTCCTAAGAAAACGGCGGTTTCCAGTGAGTCGCAGGCAGTCACGGGGGTTTCTACTGAAACCCGAGTCACGGCAGTCCCGAGTGGGGGTGTAACCCCCCGAGTCCCGAGTGGGGGTGTAACCCCCCGAGTCCCGAGGCCATTCGGCCGAGTCCCGCACCCCTCTTACTGTGTCTTGTCCTTTGACATCGGTATTATCAACTTGGCCTACTGCTTGATGGAAGTGCGACCCGACGAAACTCCCTCTCTGCGTATTCTTGAGTGGAACACGGTTGACATCAGTGGCAGTATGCCCTGTTCGCAGTGTACGAAACGTGCGTCATCGTTTGTATCGCTCAATCCAAGTACAACTCTCTACTACTGTACCTCCCATACAACAAACTATGCGAAGAAGCACTATCCCGCCAAGGAGATTCATAAACTCACATCGGCCTCTACCAAGAGCTTGGATGAACTAGGAACGGAACTCTATCGTAGGCTTGAAAACACCCCTTCCTTCTGTAGAAAGATTGACTGTATTCTGTTTGAAAACCAACCCGCATTCAAGAATCCAAAAATGAAGTCCATTCAGATGATGCTCTACAGTTACTTTCTACTAAAACGCACCCTTGCGGACCCAGCGACGTCCATGGATATAGGGGAACTCCGATTCTATATTGCGAAACGAAAACTGGAGGTGAAGGGAATCACCGTGGACTCGGCGTTGTTTGACAAGAAGGAGTACAGTGACCGCAAGGTGTTGGGGCGCATCATCGCAAAAGCAGTTCTTGAGAAAATCGGCGACCATGCGAACATTGCGCGATTGTGCGAGTATAAGAAGCAGGACGACATGTGCGACTGTTTTATTCAGGGGGTTGAGTATCTACAGACTGCTGGTAAATGCCCCTTTTAATATGGGATGAGTATATACGTCACGAGATAAAGATTATCACACAATAAGATTTATGATGTTGATAACAGTATCTGTATTCACGTTGACGGGTAAGTCGCAGGACTTTACAATTAATCCACAGAAACTGATTGCGGACTTTAAGACACAGGTGATGCGTAGCCACAAACACCTGATGTATGCGAATGGTTCGGGGGATGCGAGTAGTGACGTGCGTTTTCTATACAAGGGAATGGAGATGGATGAGACCAAGACGTTGGATGACTATAGTGTATGCGACGGGGGGCGTATTCAGATTATATTGAAGACGAAGCCAATGAATATATCCACCGCCTATAGTACGAGTTCGGCGACTGCGTATGGTTCGTCGCGACGGTTGTCAGAGTCTTTGCCTATTTATGAGCGGTATGCGCCTTCGCCGATGGAGACCAGCATACTATCGCGTTCAAACTCTCCAGCGAAAGAGGGTGTGTTTCCGCTACACGAGATACTCACCCAGTTGAGGGAGATTCGGGAGGATGTGTCCGCGATTAAGGAGGAACTACGAAAACGCAACGGGTGTGAAATATAAAAAATCAAATGTGTATTATATCTATAGGTATTAGGAATGAGTGTTCGTGTTGACTCATCTTCCCAAGGACGTGTAAATATATCCTCTATCTTATCCATTGAAAACATAGGCAAGACCACATACAAGTGTCAGTACAAAAATCACCATATAGAATACAATGAGTTGAAACTGAACGAGAGTCGCGCCCACTCTATTTACGAGAATTTCAATGAGATACGGTATGAGTTATTCAAGTACTGGTTTTATAACCATCGTGTATCGCGCCCGAGTACAAAGTCGTCTGCTTCAGAGCAGTACAAGCTTGAAATGACATTGGACCTGATTCATTACTTGAAGGACAAGGATTTTTTTGAGATGTCGGATATTGACAAGATTCTTCTTACGATTCTGTATCACGAAATGATGCGGTTTAAGAAGTGAGGTCTTATCTCACACATTCACTTATTACTTAAAGATTACCTATGTATAAATGAGTAATAAATGGACGTTCATAAAGACGATAGTTCAGTGGTTGCAAAGATTAAGTCTTTTGATGATATGGGTCTGAGTGACCCTTTGTTGCGCGGAGTGTACTCGTATGGTTTCCAGAACCCGAGTGCGATCCAGCAGTTGGCGATTCAGCCTGTTCGTAGCGGTCGTGATGTGATCGCGCAGGCGCAGTCGGGTACAGGTAAGACAGGTGCGTTTTTAATTTCATCGCTGTCAATTGTGGATAAGCGCATACACGAACCGCAGGTGTTAATCCTCGCACCTACGCGTGAACTTGCGATTCAGATTTACAATTGTGCGGTGGGTTTAAACATGTATACGAAGTTTGATGTAGCCCTATTGATCGGGGGCAGTGGTGGGGGCGCAGGCGCAAACGCAGGCGCAGATACACCTTCCGAACCGAAGGAGCGTTTCCGTGAGGATACGCAGGTGATTATTGGGACCCCAGGGAAGGTGTATTATATGCTTTCCAAGCATTTCCTTCGCACATCGAACTTGAAATTGTTCTGTTTGGATGAGGCGGACGAGATGTTGAACCTGTGTTTCAAGGAGCAGTTGTATGAGATTTTCCAGTTTATTCCCAAAAGTACGCAGGTGTGTGTTTTCAGTGCGACGTATACGAGAGACACGATTGACTTGTGTAATAAATTCATGAATAACCCGTTGGAGATTCTTGTGAAAAATGAGGAGTTGACGTTGGAGGGAATTATACAGTATTACATTAATGTGGAGGAGGAGCAGTTTAAGTATGATGTATTGTCGGATATTTACAAGTTCCTGTCTATCAACCAGACCATTATTTATTGTAACAGTAAGAAGAAGACGCAACAGATTCACGCGCGTCTGGAGGCGAATGACTTTATGGTGAATTCAATTCACAGTGACATGAGTCAGGCGGAGCGGAATACGGTGCTCCAGAGTTTCCGTACGGGTGCGGTGCGTATCTTACTGGCGACGGATATTATTGCTCGTGGCATTGACGTCCAACAGGTGAGTACGGTGATTAATTTTGACCTGCCGTTGAAGAAGGAGGTATATATCCATCGTATTGGGCGCAGTGGCAGGTATGGGCGCAAGGGGATGGCGATTAACTTTGTAACCAAAAACGACTTCAACTACTTGAAGCAAATTGAGAGTTACTATGGGACGGTGATTGAGGCGTTCCCTGAGCCGAGCAAGTTAAGTTTTTAAGCTTTTAAGTTTCTATTTCATGGCACGGGCGTGTGTAAATGCCTGTACGATGAAGCAAGTTTAAGTTTAATGCGTGAGTAGACTATATAGATTGTGTCAGTATGCCCTCGGGAGGCATCCTACAATTATCTTCCTCTCATGCGAATACAGACGAGGTTGACGACGCGGACGCGAGGCGCAAGGACTACTTACACGCCCAGCCGAAACTGACCTATTTCAAAACGGTGTACCGTGGGTTTCGCAACTTCTCCATGGAGACGATTCCCGTACAGTTTGACACAAAACCGCAGGTTTCGTTTGACAAAACCACCACGTTCGTGTCGGACATGGATAATATCGGGCACTTGATGCGAAACGTATACCTCGTTGTAGACTTACCTGTCCTAAAGCCGACACGGGTGGAGCGTCAGTACGAGTACGCGCGCAATCTCGCCCTGAATATGATAGAGTATGTAGAATTGCGGGTAGGGGGGCAGGTCATACAGGAGTTCAGTTCCGACTGGATATATATCTACTATAAACGCTACATGACGTATGAGAAGTACTTGGAGGCGATACGCAACGTTGAACCTGCGTCGCGACGACTCAGTGAGAACATCTCTGGTTTGCAATCCACGGAACGGCTTTACGTGTTTCTGCCCTTTTACTTTTCAAAGAGCGTGTCGTTCACCGAAGACGCCCCCAGTACGCTACTACCATTTCTCAATATCCAGTACCAGTCCATCTACCTGACCGTGCGTATTCGTCCCGTGAAGGCGTGGCTGACGCTTCTTGAAACGAACCCACAGAGTCCATATGTAGGGAAGAGGGTGGCGCCGTATGTGAATGACGATAGTGCCGTGTACGACACACTCATACAGCGGACGAGTCTATTTTTAGAAACACAGTGTATTTACTTGGATACGAAGGAACTCGCGATACTACGCACCAAACCCATCTTGGACTATGTGGTAGAGTATCCATTTGAGACAACGGTGCGGGGGGTCCATCGTAGCCCTGTGCGTGTTAGTCTACAGCGTCGGCACGCGTTGAAGGAGATATGGATTGTGGGACGACGAGACGATGTGCCGAGCAGGAATACATGGAATGTGTATGGGACTCTGGAAGATGATGCGCGAGGTGATGACGTACATGCCAGTTACGGACGCGTGGAGTCGGAGTATACGCCGTCGGGCTTTCTGCGTGAATATTGGATGGCACTTCACACGACATTTCGCGACGCACAGACGTTTCAGCGGGAAATTGTGGACCGAGTGGATATGTATCTCAACACGGACAATAACACGGGGCAGTACCTATTTCGCGATATGCCCGCGCGACGACTCAGGTACGTTGCGGGCATCACGTCGGATGAGGAGGGACATACGTCGTACAATCGTCCCGTGGGAGATGTCGAGACATCTGCGGACTACTTATACTGTAAGTCGTTTTCGGCGTTTCCGACGTCTGCGGAACCGAGTGGGTTTTGTCGCGTAGAC